ACAAACTTAAACACCTGGGGTAGAAAATGGCAAACTACAAGGCTATCACGGCAACCTCTCAAGTTAAGAACATGGCCGGGAAGATCAAGGGCATCTTTGTAAGCTCTACTTCCTCTGGGACCATCGCTGTTTATGATTCTGCTTTGGCAGGGACAACGGCCCCGATCCTTGCCGTGTTCACTCCGGCGGCTGCCACCATGTACCAATTCAGCGGGGATGATGGCGGAGTATCGTTCAACACGGGGCTGTATGTCGTGCTTGCGAACACTATCTCGTGCACCATTATTTATGAGTAACCGGACTAGCACGGCACGCTAGGAATCCACAAAAGGATTAAACCATGAGCGAAGAAGATGTAGTACCAGCGGTTGAACCCGCGCCGGAACAGGAACCCACGGCCACCCCTGAACCCGAAGTATCAGAGCCGGAAACTACCGCCGAAAAGACCTTTACCCAGGCGGAGCTTGACGCAGCAATCGGTAAAAGAATTGCCCGTGAGCAGAGAAAATGGGCAAGAGAGCAGCACACACAGGCACCTCCGACAGAAGCCCCCACGCCTGAGGCTTTTGAGAACCCCGAGGCCCACCTGGAAGCAATGGCAGAATACAAGGCGGCTCAGTTAGTCGAGAAGAGAGAAGCGGAAAAAGCAAGGGCAGCCACAGAGGACGCATACCTTGATCGAGTTGAAGAGGCACAAGAGAAATATGCCGACTTCGATCAGGTCGCAAAAAATCCCCGGTTGCCGGTGACACAGGTAATGGCCGAAGCGATCACCTCTTCCGAAATCGGCCCCGATATTCTGTATCACCTTGGGCTGAACCCGAAAGAAGCGGCCCGTATCGCACAGCTTGGACCGCTGATGCAGGCAAAAGAAATTGGGAAGATCGAGGCGAAACTAGCCAGCGACCCGCCCGCAAAGAAAACAACCAGCGCCCCCGCGCCTATTAACCCTGTAAACACGCAGACCGCAGGCAAGACATACGATACCACGGACCCCAGATCAATCAAGGCCATGAGCACATCGGAATGGATTGCCGCAGAACGTGCGAGACAGATCAAGAAGGCGCAGGCGGCAAGATAAGGAGTTAAACCGTGGCAAATTCCATTTTGACCATTGACATGATCACCAGGAAGTCCCTGGAAATCCTGGAAAACGAATCCGTTGTGATTCGGAACATCAACCGGGAGTATGACGATTCTTTTGCAAAAGAAGGCGCAAAGATCGGCTCCACTCTCCGCATTCGTAAACCTGACCGCGCACTGGTAACTGACGGCGCGGCCCTGAGTGTGCAGGACGAGAACCAGCAGTACACCACCCTGACCGTTTCCAGCCAGAAGCATATCGGCGTGAACTTCACTACCGCCGAGCTGACCATGAGCCTTGACGATTTCGCGGACAAGATCTTGAAACCCCGCATTTCTCAGCTTGCCACCAGCGTTGACAACGATGTTTGCGCCCGCGCGTTCAAGCAGATTTACAACTCTGTTGGCACCCCCGGCACCACTCCGGCGACTTCGCTTGTGCTGTTGCAGGCACAGCAGAAGCTCAACGAAATGGCAGCCCCCATGTCTCCCCGGTACGCCACCGTAAACCCGGCAGCCAACGCACAGTTGGTTGAGGGCATGAAGGGCTTTTTCAACCCCACCGGCACCATTTCCGCACAGTTCAAAAGCGGCATGATGGGCGAGGGTGTTCTAGGCTTCTCTGAGGTAAACATGAGCCAGAACATTTCCAGCCTTACCCGTGGGACCAGCCCGACCGCCCCGATTGTTGCCACCACCTCCGTAAATGGCGCAACAACCCTGGCTATCTCCTTCACCTCTGGCAGCCCGACCTTCAAGCAAGGCGATGTGTTCACCATTGCAAACGTCTACGGGGTGAACCCGCAGACCAGAGAGAGCACCGGCAGCTTGCAGCAGTTTGTCGTAACGGCTGACCTGGATATTTCCAGCACCACCACCGGCACCCTGGCTATCTCTCCCTCGATCTACATGAGCGATCAGGCCCTTGCCACCGTCAACCGCTTCCCGACTGCCAGTGACGTTATCACCTTCATGGGTTCCAGCTCCGGCGTGTACCCGCAGAACCTTGTTTACCATAAGAATGCTATCACCCTGGCAACCGCCGACCTGTTGATGCCCAATGGCGTTGATATGGCCTCCCGGCAGGTGCATAACGGCATTTCCCTGCGTATCGTGCGGCAGTATGACATCAATAACGACCGGCTGCCTTGCCGTATTGATGTCCTGTACGGGTCCGAAGTTATCCGGCCTGAGTTTGCCTGTCGTATCTGGGGCTAATCACTAAAATTTGGACAAGGAGTTATATCATGGCAATTCCTAGCGTAGGCGGTGGCCAGCAGATCGGCGACGGCAACTTAAATGAACTGAAAATTGGGGTTATGCCCGCGCCCCAAACCGCAACATCGACGGCAACTCTGACCACGGCCCAGATTCTTGGCGGTGTGTTGGTTGGCGACCCCAGCACCTCGGCTGCAAGTTACACCTTGCCTACTGTGGCGGATACAGAGGCCGTTCTGGTGAACGCCAAGGTTGGTAGCACCTTTGACCTGCACGTAATCAACCTGGGTACTTCCAGTGGCATTATCACTATGGTTGTCGGCACTGGTTGGACGCTCTCCGGCATGGTAACGCTGCCCATTACCACCTTGGCTGGTTCTTCCGGCTTGTTTCGCGCCAGAAAGACCGGCACGGGCGCATGGACCATGTACCGGGTAAGCTAAACAATCCGCCCCCGAAAGGGGGCTTACCAAAGGAACAAGATTATGGGCGACACAAAATCAATTGGGGTTGCATTCCGAGACCAGAATCTGGATGGGTCTACCATTGAAAATTCTGTGATTGGAGCAACGACCCCTGCAGCAGCAACTTTCACCACCATGACGAGCACGACCGCCGTTGTGGGCGGAAGCACCTTGAGCGGGACAGAGCTTGGCTATGTTGACGGGGTTACCCCCGGCACAGCGCAGGCGTCAAAAACCTTAACCACAGATGCAAACAAAATGCTTGCATGGACGGTATCAAGCGCAACGGTCGGCAATGTCGAGCCGTTTACTTTGGGAACTACCTTAACGGGGGCAGGGGCAACAGGCGGGCGGGTCAAGTTTTCACTTGATACCGATGTGGCCTTGGGCGGTTGGTCAAATGCCCTCAAAGGGATAGTCACCTATGGGGCCAACGGTAGCACCTCTGGTCTCGGCTCCGCCGTTGTCGGGGAATTAGTAATGTCCGCAGGCACTACGGGCGGAACTTACGCCCCGATTGAGTCTGAGATTACCCTTGGGTCGGGGGCGGCGGTCGGTACTGCAACCTCTTTCCTGTACGGGAATGTGACGGATGATTCGGCAACTTTCAACACCAATGGGTATTTCTTTGAGCTTGGTGGTGGGGTTGTAGATACCTCTGGCGGGCTGTATGACCAAGTGAGTGAACAGGTGGCAACGGCCCAAGCGAGACTTAAGGTGAGGATTGGTGGAACCACTTGGTATATCCCCCTGTGCGACACTACTTCCCTGGCTTAATTGTATGAAGATTACTTTTGAGCAATTAGAAAAACAAAGGGCTGAAATTCTGGCAAGAAAGGATCAGGCATATTCAGTCTTGCGTCAAGCAGAGGGGGCACTTGCCTTGCTTGATGTACTGCTGGACACTCTAAACAAGCCAGAAGAGGAATAATAGAGGGGGAGCAATCCCCCTTTTGTTCATAAGGAGGAGGCATGTCAGTAATTTACCTGAAACACGCGGAACATGGCGGGAAGGTTGCTATTTCTGAGCAAGAAGCGGCCTGGGATGAAAGCAAGGGTTGGAAACGGTTCGACCCAACAGTACTTGAGCAACCAGCGGAGCCGCAGGAAGAAAAACCTGTTGAAGAGGTCAAAGAAGGGCCGGTTGTCCAGGACAAACCAGCCAAAAAGCGGCAATATAACCGTAGGGCTTAAACATGACCACGGCAAAAGACCAGATCACCTCCGCCCTTCGCCTCATCGGCCAGCTTGCCGAGGGAGAGACAGCCACAGCGGCCACCTTGAACGACGCACTGGACGCATTCAACCAGATGCTGGATTCGTGGTCTACCGAGCGGCTGAGCATTTACGCCACACAAGATCAGGTTTTTACGTGGCCAGCAAACACGGCGACTCGCACCATTGGCCCGTCTGGTGATTTTGTGGGGGTTAGGCCAATATCTCTGGATGACTCGACATACTTTAAGGACTCCGCCGGAGTTTCCTCCGGGATTAGCATAATCAACCAGCAGCAATACAATGGCATTGCGGTAAAGACCGCGACCAGCACGGACCCACAGGTTTTATGGATCAACATGGACATGCCAAACGCTACCATGACCGTTTATCCTGTGCCGACCAGCTCCCTTGAATTCCACATTGTGTCGGTTGATGAGCTTTCGCAGCCTGCGACATTGACAACCACCCTGAGTTTCCCCCCCGGCTACAAAAGGGCGTTCAAGTTCAACTTGGCATGTGAAATTGCGGCAGAGTTTGGGGTAGAGCCTCCCGTGTCTGTTCAGAGGCTTGCAATGGTGTCAAAGCGCAACTTGAAGCGGCAGAATGCACCGAAAGACGTAATGAGTTTGCCCGCGTTTTTGATGGGAAAACAGCGGTTTAATATCTACACCGGCGATATTTAAATGAAAACCCCAATACTCGGCGGAGCATACGCAGCACGTAGCGTCAACGCCGCAGATAACAGGATGATCAATTTGTACCCAGAGGCCGTGCCAGAGGGCGGGAAAGAGCTTGGCTTCCTGACTCGTGCGCCTGGGTTGCGGCTCCTTGCCACGGCAGGGACAGGGCCGATTAGGGGAGCGCACAGAATAAACGGCACAAAGGGTTACGTTGTTTCCGGGCAAAAACTATACTCAGTTTCCGCCTCATGGGTGGTGACAGAACTTGGAACTGTCTCCGGGTCCGGGCCTGTTTCCATGGCAGATAATGGGACGCAACTTTTTATCGCCTGTAACCCAGGCGGGTACATCTACAACGCAACTACCGGAGTATTTGGAGCGATAACCGACCCAGACTTTCCCGGCGCATCAAAGGGTGGCTATCTGGATGGATATTTCGTTTTCATTCAACCCGACACACAGAAAATATGGGTTACGGCTCTGCTTGACGGAACCAGCATAGATGCGCTTGAGTTTGCCAGCGCAGAAGGTGCACCTGATAACCTTGTTTCGCTGATTATCGACCACAGAGAGGCTTGGCTGTTTGGTAGTGACTCTATCGAGGTTTGGTATAATGCAGGCGGAGCAGATTACCCCCTTGCCAGAATACAAGGGGCGTTCATCGAGGTCGGGTGTATCGCCACGCACTCAGTAGCAAAAATGGACAACTCTGTTTTTTGGCTAGGCTCTGATGCAAGGGGCAGCGGGATTGTCTATCGAGCAAACGGATATACCCCCCAACGTATTTCAAACCATGCTATCGAGTCGGCCCTAAACGACTATTCTAGCCTGTCTGATGCCATTGCTTATACCTACCAGCAAGAGGGGCACTCTTTCTATGTGCTGACCTTCCCAACCTCCGATAAAACGTGGGCCTTTGATGCCGCCACAAATGAATGGACAGAACGAGCCGGGCTTACAAATGGGCTTCTTACGCGCCACAGATCAAATTGCCAGATGAATTTCGGTGGTGAGATTGTTGTGGGGGATTTCGAGAACGGCAATATCTACGCCCTAGACACAACCACCTACGCAGACAACGGAAGCCCGCAAAAGTGGGTTAGAAGCTGGCGGGCAATCCCCACCGGCAAAAACTCGCTTAAGCGTACCATGCACCACTCTTTGCAAATTGATTGCGAAACGGGCGTAGGCTTGCTGTCTGGCCAAGGCGAAGACCCAGTAATGGTGTTGCGCTGGTCAGACGATGGCGGGCA